AAGCGTTGGCGTCTTGCTTTTCCTGGAGGAATTCCAGGTCGCCTCGGTCGTCGTCGATCGACACTGGTACGTCGGACACGGTGGCCTTTTTACGGCGCTGCGTGTCGTGGATCGTGCCGTTGCCGTTAATGCCCATTTCAGCGGTAAATCCGCCGAGGTCTATGACGACGTTCGCGTCCTCGCCTTTTACGTCAAGCTCACGGCCGAACCAGGTTATTTGGCGGATGTCGCCAGCTCTGACTCCCATTTGTTACCTCCTTACGCCGCGGACGCGGCCGGAGCGAAGCTCCACTGGTATTTGACGGCCATGATGCGGAGACCCACGGCGATGACGTCCGGCACAAGCACGTCGATGCGGCCGGGGTTGCTCGCGTTGATCTCGACCACGATGCCGGCGACGATGTCGTCGCGGTTTTTGCTCCACGCGTTCGGTATCCATTGCTGATCGATCAGCTGGATGATGTAGCCCTTGACGCGCTTCGGGCTGACGGCGAATTCCTTGCCGGTGACAGCCGCATCGTCAACTACAACGGCCCGGTCGAATGGGGCGGACAAGAAGGTCTGATCGAGGCTATAGATCTTGGCTTGGACGTTGGTGATCGTCACGGTGTAGCGCCAGGACTCGTCCACCGCGCCGAGGGCGTTGGTAACGTAAGTCGTCAAGAGGTCCTTTATGCGGATGGTGCCCGATCCATCGTCATAGGTCCAGGATCCGCCGGCCGCTTCGACCGCGTTCGCTTCGGCGTAGGTCCACGGGGCCGCGGTTCCACCGAGTATGCCGGTGAGTGGGAGCGTTCGGAAGGGCCGCGCGGGCTCGCTGTTGGCCGACACGGCGCACACGCCGACGGCGGCCGCGGCGATTTCTGCCGGATGGTTCGGGGAGCCTTCCACGGGGACGGATGTCGTCCAAGGGCTGTTGCGCGACGCAAGCCACGTCAAGTAGTTTGCGCGGGTGTCGTTGTACCCGACAACGCCCGCGAACGGCTTCTTGACGCCGGGATCAATGCGGGCGGCTCCGGCGGCTTCCAAGAGGTCGAGCGATGCGTCCGCGTTGTAGGGGCAGATGACCCATGTATACCACGTGCCGCCAAGATTGGTCAGAGCGGTCGCGATAGACGGGTCAGCGGATCCGCCGGACATGGCCGCGATGATGACGGTCACGCCGCCGGGCTCGCCTGCCGCGTCGGTGCTGTTGATATCCTGCCGCACGGTAATGCCGTTAGCGGAGAGGCCCACCCACTTGGCGGTCAGGGTAACCATGTTGGTGTTTGCGGACGCGGTGACCGGCAACTCAAGGTCGGCGTTGATCGCGGCGGCAATTGCGGTGGCGATGTCGTTCTGCGCGGCTCCGGCGGCTACCGGGACGTCAACGCCGCGGCCGGCGATGTAGAGCTTGATGGTACCGGCGGTTACTGTCGACGTGGTAACGGTGATCGTGCCGGTCGCGGAGCCGGTGCCGTCTCCGATCGGGAACCAGTCAACGGGCACTGCGCCCGCGCCCATGGCGTTGAAGAGCTTTTTCGCTATGAGGTGTGCCATTGACCCGAGGCCGGCGCGGTTGGCTACGTCGTCGGCGGACGTTACGGTGATGGCCACGTTGTTGGTCGGGGCCTTGCCGGAATTGTACTGTGCAAGCATGGCGATGCGCTGGGGGATTACCCCAGGTACGCCGTTGCGCTTGTATTCCTGCTCGATAAACACGCCGGACGCGATCGCGTTGGCGGGTACGGCGGTGAAGCTAATGCTCATTTAGGCCTCCTCGTATTCGTATAGTCCGGACCAGAGGCCGGCGTTGACTGCGATTTCATCCAGGGCGGTGCCTGTGATATCTTCGGGTGTCCAGTTGTATTCGACTTCGATGACCCAGCGACCCGCTACGACTTCGGTTTCGGGGAGCGCAAGGTCGGGCGGCATCATGGTAAACTGCGGCCATTTTTTACGGGCGATGATGCCAGATGTGAAGTAAAAGTCGGCGTTGACGAGGGAGTAGAGTCCATGCTTGACCTGCTGCTTGAGGTAGTAGAGGCGGGCCATGGCGGCCGAGTCGTCGTAGCCGTCGGCGTTGGTGTCTTTTCCGGCAGCGTAGCAATCGATGTTGATGCGGGCGTTTTCCTGCTGGGTTAGGCGAGCGCTTGAGCCTTCGCGCATGGTCGTAAGCGTGTCAAGCCAGATGTTGACCATGGGCATGTCGCGCATTGACGGCGGGCGGGTTCGGTCGCGGACGGTCGTGAAGCGCACCGCGGCGGTCTGCGTCGCGCTGAACGTTTGGAGAGCGGTGACCATGCGGTCTATGATGATGTCGTCGACGGAGCGAGCTATATCTGCCATGACCTACTTCTTGAATAAAATCGTTGCGAAGCCAAGGGCGCGGTCAAGCATAACGTTTGTTGCTTTGCCCTTGACGGTTACGCCCATGATGTCGGTGGCCTCGACGGGCCAGTCCGCGTCCGGGAGGTTTGACACGCTGAAATTCGATAAATGAACCGTTACCGCGGTTTTGTTGCCCTGCACAAGCAGGCCGGTTTCTGGGTCGATGTCTACGCCTACGCGCAGGTTGAAGCCGCGCAAGTTGTAGACGTGCGGCGTCGGGGTCGCAAGGTCGGTCAGCTTGACCGCGGAGCTGAAGCCGTTGGCGTTTTCGAGGATGTATTTATTGTCAGCGTACGCCAAGGCTTGAAGGCTCATTCTTTGCGCTCCTTGCGCTTGACCGGCTGTTCTTCATCGCGTTCGGCGATGCCGGTAGAGACGAGGGCGTCGAGGACGTGCTCGTCCAGCGCGGGGAGAGTATCGCCGCCTTTGTAGATGCGACCGTTGACGCTGACTTCGCGACCGGGTGCGACGCGCATTTATTTCTCCGCCTTCTTTTCGATCTTGGGCTCTTCCTTGGCGTCGCCGAGGATTTTGATTTCCTTGCCTTCTTTATACTTCTTCTTTTCGTAGATAGCCGCGACGGCATCCGACACGACGCCGATATAGCCGGTCTCCATGTATTTCACTCGCTTAGCCATTTTATCCTCCATTGTTAGCCGGGCCATTGCTGACCCGGCTTATTGTTAGCTGTTGACGGTCTTGACCGCCAGGTGCGGCAGTCCGTAGCCGGCATTCCACCGGCCGTCGGCGGACGCGATCCAGAGCTTCGACGCGGGCTTCTTTTCGAAGCTCGGGCGGGCGACCTGGCGCATCGAGAAGACGAACGGCTTGGCGCGGCCTCCGGTGGAGAGCAGATACCAGTCGTTGGCATCCACGGCGTCGAGGCGGGCGTCGCCGATGACGGTAAACTTACCCTGATAGGGGTTGTACGTGTTGCCGCCGGTCACGGTCGGGTCGCCTGCGCTATTGACAAGTCGGTCGAACGAGTTCTTCAAGGCCATCGGACACCAGATGGTATCGCCTTTGACGTTGAGGACCTCGCCCTGGTCGTCAACGAATGACGCCATCGCGACCAGCGCCGCGTTGAGGTCGGCGTCAAGCTGCGCGAGCGTGGTCCCGGTGCCGGCCAGGAGGTTGTCGATGACGCGGGCCCCGGACGCGTTGGAGAAGAACGCGACGCCGTCGTACGCGAGGCCGGAGGTGCCGCCGGTCGCAAGGGCGATCATGAGCTTTTCCGGGTGCGCCATGACGCGGTCAACGAGGAGGCCGGGGATCATCTGGATCGTGCCGGTCTGGTCGTCGTCGAGGTCGTTCTGTTCGACGGGGACGGACGCTTCCCAGTCGAGGTTGCGGATGGTGTAGTCGTAGTCATTGAGCTTCTTGGCGTTCAGCTCGCCGATGTACTGACGCACGGCGGGCATGGCGCCGAGCCATCCGAGTTTTTCGTATGCGCCGTTAGACTGCACGACCATGGCGGCGCCCATGAGACCGGGGTTGATTTCACGGGCGGCCTGCCATTCGGCCATGAGGCGGGCGAACTCTACGCGGAGGCCGCGTTCGATTACTACAGGATTAAGAGCCATTTATCGGCCTCCTTTAAACAATTCGGTCAGGTTTTGCAAAGTCGAAAAGCAAGTAGCCGGTCTTGAAGTCCAAGGCTCGGTAACCTACCGTTTTCGATCCGGCGGTCTTGGTCATGGTGTCGTCGGTGCTTGGGTAGTGAATGACGCCGACGTCGGTCTGCGCGCATCCGGACACCGCGATCCAGGTTTTTCCCTTGTAGAGCTTGCCGCGCAGGGGAGTAGTTCCCATGGCATAAGCATCATCGCGAACGCCGTTTTCATACACGCCGGCCACGATTCCGGCGACTTCTTCGTTCGCGGTGTCGGTTGGTATCGCCGCGTAGCCGGTCGTTGGCTTCAGGGTGAGGATGGCGCCTTCGTAGTAGGTCGCCGAGGCGGTGAGCTTGGGCTCGACTTCTTCAGGAAATCCAACAAATTGTCGTTTTACTGGGGCGGAAAGGGCCATTATTTGACCTCCTTAAACTTCTTTGCGGTGGCGGCGTCATAGCCGAAAAGCGCGGCTGCTTCCCGGTCCACGTCGTCCAGCACGTCATCCGCGCCGGACGCGTTACCGGCAGTGCCGGTAGCTACGGCGGGTGCGTTTTCGCCGTTGGCGGCGGGGGCGGCCCTGCCTTTGGCGGCGGCGGCTCCCAACTGCGCGGCTACGTCCTCATACCGTTTGCCGGACGCCTTGGCCTCCGCTACGATTTTCGCGCAATCGGCGTTGATGTCCGACCACGCCTCGAGCCCCATGATGCGGGCCCGCTCATCCTTGGCGCCTTCGTCCCGCAGGGCGGCGGCCACATTGGGCGCTTCGGCCTTGATCTGGTCGATGGTCAATTCCATACGACCCTCCTTCTTGTTTTTTGGCCCTGCGGCCTGGATACCGGCGACGCCGGCAATGTTCTCTTTTGGTCTTGATATGTGAGATCCGCGTACCTCGTCGATCATCCCAACGGCCATGGCGCGTTCGGCTATGACGACAGCGCCGCGTCCGAAGTCTTTTGATACTTTTTCAGGTGTCACGCCGCGACCTTCCGCGACCCGTCTGACGAATATTTCGTGCGCTGCGTCCAGATTGGCGACGATTTTCGCGCGGCCTTCCTCGGTCTTCGTATCCGGGCGCTTGTCCGGGGCGTCGGTCGAGGTGTAGACGCGGTGAACGATTCCGTTATTAGCGAGAGCTTGGTCATCGTCGTACTCTTCGGCGGCTACGCCTATTGATCCGACTTCCGAAGCAGGGGACAACGCGACGATGCGGTCGGTCTGCGAGGCGAGCCAGTAGGCGGCAGATGCGGCGAGGTTCCCTACGTATGAAGTAGTCGGCTTGCTCACAGCTCCAAGGATCTGGGCGGTCTCGTCGAGCCCGTCTAGGTATCCGCCAGGGCTATCAATGTCGAGCGCGATTTCGCGGACGGACTTATCGTCTTCCGCGGCAATGATAGCGGCCTGGATAAATCCGTACTCTGTTTCAGCCATCCCCATCCACGCGCCGCACGGGTCAGCGCTTGGGGTGAGCTGGCCGACTACCGGGATATGAGCAACGCCGTCGCGGACATCGAGGACAAGAGGACTTTCGGCCGTCGGAGTTCGATTGATCTGAACCGACGCCATGAGTTCGTCGCGTGACGCTCGGAGGTCGTCGGCGTTGCGGACCTCGCGGGCATAGGCGAAGAGTTCGAGTCGGCCAGCGCGAAGCCGATCAAGGTATCCGCGCTCCATGGCGTAGCGTTTGCTCACTTTCCAGCCTCCGTCTTGGCGCCCAACTTGGCCTTGACCGCGCCGATGATTACGTCATAACCGACCTGCGACAACGCAAGGGCCAGTATACCGCCCATGATCCACGGGGGAAGCAAAGCGCCGACCGCGGAAAACAGAAAACAGAGTACAGGCATGAGAAGGCGCCACGCATTGCCGGGGGCGTTTTTGAAAAAGCCTTTGATGTATTCGATCACGCCGATAGCCGCAAACGCGGCGGCCATTACGATCTCCCAATCTATTTTCATACATGCTCCTTCGTGTAGTGCCGATGATCGTTGATAAGCTCGGACAGCTCTTTACCTATTTCGTCGAGCTTGCTTAAAATGACGTCCATTTTCGAGTCGGTCTTGTCTTGCCGACGTTCAAGGTCAATTACACGCTGCTTGAGTGCGCCGCGTTCTTCGGCGTCTTTGAGCCGGGCGATGAAGAACGACCCGACCGATACGACGGTGGTTAGTATGCCGATGATGATACCAGCCTCGATGCTCATTCTTCGTCCTCCTGGTCGTCTTCTTCATCCTGCTGTTGCTCGGCAACTACCGGCGCCGGGTTGAGCGGGGCGTTTGCCTCGGCAAGCGCGGCGTTTTCGATTTTTAGGCGGCCGACATTTTCGGAGAAGTCCGAGCCGTTGTAGTCGAGGGCATTGCGCTCGCGGGTTTTGGCGCCCTGGGCGATGCGTAAGTCGTCGGCTTCGGCTTCTTTCTTGGGGTCGATGGATGGAAGTCGAACACCTATCCAGGAGCAATTGAGCCATGCGCGACGGATGAGCGGAGAGTCGGCGAAGTTAGGTGCCTTGATGTGGCCGAGTCTGACTTCCTCGGCGAACCAGGCCTCGTATATGGGGCCCAGAAATTGGGAGGCTTCGACCTCGCGCCAGTGCTCGATTTTGTTCCAGAAAAGTAGGAGGGAGGCGCGGCTAGCGGAATAATTTTGATTGAATGTTTCTTCCAACACCTCAATAGGGATGCCTTTGGAGGCGCTGATGATCTTGGTAATCTCGCGGACGAACGTCGCGAAGTTGACGTTCGGGCGCTTGGAGTCAAAGGAGCTGACCTCCTCGCCTGCCTTGAGGGTCTGGACGATGAGTCCGGGCTTGTCGAATGTTGCGGTGACTGGGCCGGATTCGGTGGCAGGGGTGGACTCGGTGGTAATGCCTTCGCCTTGAACGATACTTCGGCGGCGGATGCCGGTCAGGGCTTTGGATGCCGGGGCGTCGGGGCCAGGCTTGATCCACACGGCAAGCACGGCATTGAGGACCATTGCTTCCAGCTCGGCGACGGTGCCGTCGGTAATTTTCTGGAGTTCATGGAGGACGTTGCCAAGTAGCGGGGTTCCGCGGACGGCGCCCAGGGTGTCGGCTATGATTGGGTGGAGAACAAAGCGGCGTCCAGTCGTGCCGTAGAAGGGTACGCGGGTGACGTTGCGGGTGTCGTCGTCATGGACGTAGATGGCAATTTCCCGGCCGGAGTTGTCTACCTCGAAGCCATCGATAATGCGGTGACCGCGGGCCTTGGCGGCGTTGATCATCGACGCGTCGGTCGGCGTGCCTATCTGGTCCGGCTGGATAAACTGCAAGGACAGCGGGGACATGCGCCGCGGGTCGTCGGCGTAGCGAAATATGCAAATGGTCTCGCCGTCGCGGGCGCGGTTGATAAACTCATAGCCCTGGAGCTCGTAGCCGTTCTGGCGGCCGGAGGCGTCTAGCTCATGGGACTGCAAAAAAAGATGGAAGCGGAGTTCGATCTCACGGGCGGTCTTGTGCTTGGCGTCATCGTCCATGCCTTGGTCGCCGATGAGCGACCAGATGGGGGCGCACTCTAGGGATAGGCCAGTGCCGATGACGTTGTCGGCGAGTCGGCCGATGATGGCGCTCGCTTGCGGGGTCTCCCAGTATGCCTTACGGCTCTTGTTGCGGAGGGCTTCGGTGTCGGCGTCCCATGAAGATGGATAGGACATGGCGCCGTGAAACTTGGAGCCATCGAATAGGTGGCCTGAGCGAGTGCCGGAGCGAGAATTCCAGCCGGGGGTGTAGGCGACTATCCCGCGCAGGGCGTCAACGGCCGCGCCAAGTCTTGATCGCAGGCTCATCCGCACACCCCGCGGTCAAAATTACCGGCAAGGATGCCGGGCTCGGTTGTGTCTTCGAATTCTTGCTCAAGGTCGCGGAGGTAGGCGCGGAGCTCTTTTATATTTGCGCGGGTGACGGTCTGTTTTCCCTGGCCGGTGTCCAGGGTGTAGGACTGCGCGGACATGGCGGCGCGCAAAGCCGCTCGGGCTTCATTGATGTCGGCTTGTATTTCGGTCGATGATCGCGCCATGAGTAAAGGATACACCGTATATATGGGGTTGTCAATGTTAGGCGTGCGCTAGGTGTATGCTATAGTATACTATGGCGCAGTAAGCGGAAAAAATATTTTTGAAATTGCCCGCTTGTCACCACGATAAGCGGGCGGAGAGGGCTATTCTACGCGTTCGAAGCGGCGGCAAGTAGCATCGCCCAAAACCGTTCCCATGATATCGGCTCATCGGGGCTTACTTCGTCGCTGACTTGACCGGCCAGAACGTAAAGAGCAGTCATACTATAAATTCTGCAATCTAAGACTTCATTACGACGTCCCCCCGGCAATTTCCATACCCATCGGGTCGCGCCGCTGCGCATTTTCTCCGGCACGCGCTTCTCTGCCGTTAATTGCAGGAAGTGCGTCTCCGTGTAGTCGATGGGGAAATGGCAATATCCTGGCGGGAACTCTTGGCCTTCGGATGGGTAGCCGCGTTGCAGGTAGCCGTAGAGCTCGCCCTTAAGCTGCGAGGTCTGGATGTCTACGCGCTTCGTGGCATAGCCGGGGACATCGCGGATAGCGAATAGGCGCTTGCCGTAGCTTTGCGATGACTCGCCCATGCAGGGGAGCACACCGGACGCGTAGGCCTCGCAAAATTGGTACACGACCGACGTGCGGAAGCCTGCGTCGATGAGGGCCATGCTTATCGGTAGCCCCGCATACTCACGCGATAATAGGTCATCTAGGCCGCGCCAAGCCCGGCCTTGTAGGTCGGAGGTGTCGCCTTCGAGGACGTGGTACGATATTGACGCGGATATTTTATTGACTCCGAATGCAACGATCTCCGCTTCGATACGGTCTTCTTGCACGTCGGCGCCCAAAACGACCACCAGCGGCTCAAATGACGGCGGCAGGCTCCCGGATGTGTAGGGCTCCATATCGCGGCGGATCATTATCCGCGCATGGTCCGGGGCGGCTCCGCGCTCCTCCCACGGCTCGCCAAGCACCGTGTTAACGAACGTGCGCAGCTTTGGCGGGTCATCCTTGACGGTTAGCCATTCGTCAACGATCGACTCCCATGAGCGGGCGCCGGGGGGCGAGTACAGCGATGACAGGTGGTAGCTCCGATAATGCCGGCGGCTGGGGGTGGCCGTGGCGCGCCATTCGCCGCGTGGTAGGAACCATGCCTTGTCGGAATTTGTCCACATCTCGCCGCACGCCTCACATTTGTAGCGGACGCTGTCGTAGATCAGGCGGCCGTGCTCGTCAAGGTCATAGCGGATCCCGTCCCATTTGAGGACTTGCATCGTCCCGCACTTTTTGCAAGGCACGAAGTATTTCCGCTGATCGCCGGCAAGGTAGGCGGCATATATCCTCGAGCTTGACATTTCAAGCGGGGTGGAGATGTGGAGTATCTTGCGGCTTGACTCAAATGTGTCAGTGCGCCGGATGGCCAGCGCTATCGGGTCACCTTCCTTGCCGACTTCTTGAGGATAGGCGTCCTCTTCGTCCAGGAGAAGGTACTGGATCGCGTTTGAACGTAGCTTTGACCCCGACCGCGGGCCGTAGGACAACAGGAAGCCGCCGGGGAATTCCTTTGCGCTCTTCGTGTCGCCGGTGTTGTGGCCGTGGCGCTTTTTGACCTGGGCAAATATCTTGTGGCTCAGGCCAGCTGATTGAAGCATCGGATCCACGCGCTTCTCCATCCAGACATCGGCCATGTCCTTGTCGCCGGTGATCGCCATGGTCGGGCCGGGGCATACGTCGATGATGTAGCCAAGGAAATTCTCTAGTACCGCGACCGTGCCGCCAAGCTGGGCGCCCTTCATCAGGGCGACCTCGCGGACGGGGGATGACTCAGAAAGGCAGTCGGCAATCTCGCGCATGTAGGGGGTCTCGTCGAATCGGAAGGGGCCTGGGCGGGATGTTAAGCCTTTCGGGAGTATGCGCTTTTTTTCGGCCCATTGGCTGACGAGCATGGTCGTTATACGGGACGGGATCGCCTTGCGGAATATTTCTACTAGGCGGGATTGCATGCGCTCGATGTCGGACGGGGTGAAGATGTCAGGCATTAAATGAGGTCCATTTGCGTTGGATTTGGTTTTTCGTCTTCGAATAATCGCGGCTGCTTGTAAGCTTCGGAAATACGGCGGCAGGCAATATCAAAATATTTCTGCTCTATCTCGATGCCAATGAACTTGCGGCCGAGGTTCGCACAGGCTACGCCGGTTGTACCGGATCCCATGAAGGGGTCGAGGATGGTCT